TAGCAGTCAATATGAAAAAACGTGGGGTAAAACCCAAAGGTAAAAAATAAAAACAATAATAGTATGCCTTATTTAACAAGTAGTATCCCTCACTTTAAAGCTTGGGTAAGAAAAGAATATACAAAGAACTTAGAAGAGTATCATGGAGAGTTCCTACATTGCATGGTCATTGGTGTTACTACTATGCCAAACAGGACTCTCAGCTTTCAAGTTATTTTTACAGGCTGTGAGTCTGATGATAGTGATAGCCCCAATATACATGGTGGTGCGATGTGGGCTAGATTACCTCTTGTAGCACTCGTAGCAGATACACCGTTGGAAGAATGGCCTCAACAATTACCACCATACTTGGCGCAGCCTTGGGATTGTATGTCGCACTATCACTCAGTTTACAAACTGGAGAGAGCGAGTCCAGCACCGTGGATAGCGAAAGTAGATGGGGAGTTCTATCCAGCTAAATATTATTTTACAGTAGACTACACAGATAGTGAAGTCGCTGACGATCCAGCCCAACACAAACAGTCTCACGTATTAGAGTTGTTAGACGCTGGTAATTACACAGGTAACATAGTTGCGTTACCCAATAACAGAGTGAGAGTAACTCACCCAGCTTGGTTTGAAACAGGAGAAGGTGCTCCAGACTTTAAACCTAATCAACACATATACAACTCTAAAGAAGACGTAGATTACGTCTGGGATACACAAAGAGTATTTAACAATCTATACAGTGAGGATAAGGAATATCAATGAAGATGAAAAAGAAAGGGTACGCAAAGGGCGGCATGAAGAAAAAAGGTTATGCTGCTGGCGGTCTTAAAATGGTAAAGAATAAAGAAGGGGATACGGTTCCTTTCTATGCTGCTGATGGCAAAGGTAAGATGAACAAAGGCGGCATGATGAAGAAGAAGGGTTATGCCAAAGGTGGTGCTGGAATGAAAAAGAAAGCATACGCTAAAGGTGGTAAGGTAGCCATGTATAACGTAGGTGGTATGGTTAAGTCTTCTAATGAACTTAGTACTGGCATTGCTAGACCCAAGAATACATATAAGTAAAGGAATATAATATGTCAGTAGGAGCCGCATTTAAATTTGTTATTAAAATAGGTAGAAAGTACTTTGGAACTAACTCCAAAAGACTTGCAGATGATTTAGTAAATAACCAAGGTGGTAAAAGAATACCTAAGACTAAGTTACCTAAGAATGCTAAAGTCAACAAAGCACCTAGTGTTACAACTAAAGCACCAGATGTAAAACTACCTCTTAAGAAGCCAAACGCAGATAAGTCACTTCCTAAGAATGTTCAACTTCGTAAAGACCCACCTGTAGCACGTAAGAGTACTACTCCTAAAAAAGCAGATCAGCCAAAAGCACCTGCTAAACCTAAGGTGTCTACAACTGCTCCAACGAAGCAAACAACTAGAGGTTTTAAACCTAAAAACATAGCTAAACCTAAAAGAACTAAACCACCTCTAACAAGAGTTCCGGGAAGAACAAATACTCTTCCTCCAAAACTTAGAAGCACTCCTGCTGCTACAAGAATAGCACCGTTAGAGAGTGGACCAGAAATTGATAAGAGCACTGTGACTCCAAGGAACACTCCTAAGACGAGGACAGATAGAGGACCAGCACCAAAAACTGTTGTTGGACCTAAGAAGACTGGTAAGCCAGTTAAAGCTCCACCTAGAAAAACTGCACCAGCCACAGGTCCAGTAACTAACGAGTCTTTTGGTAAAGCTTTTAGACGTAATCGAAATGCTGGTAAACCTACCTTTATGTGGAAAGGTAGAAAGTATACTACTCGATTAAAAGAAGAAACTATCGCCCAACATAAGAAGAAGTTTGGTGTAAAAGGAAAGTATTAATGTTTCGATTCGAAAATAAAGATACTATAGTAAATTCTCGTGGTGACGTTATGGGTCAAAGAGTACACGGTCAGTGGATGACTAAAGACCAAGCTGTACTAGATTGGATAGCTGAAAACACAGAGAAGGTTCGAGCTAGGAATGATAAAGGTCATTACATTAAGGATGACCCCTCTACTCCAGAGAACGAAGCTTGGACTACTAAAGTTAAAAAAGCGGTCACAGGTAAGAAAAAGAAAAAGTAAATGGCAAATCCTGCTACAGCTAAATACTTTACAAAAGCAAAGGACTTATCTGCAACAGCAGGTGGTGCAAGTGGTGATGTAGTGTATACATGTCCTAACAATCATGTTGCACTTATCACTTTTTTACATGTATCAAATGGTTCTACAAACAATAAGAAGTACAGTCTTCAGTGGTATGAAGCAGCTACAACTACCTATCATTTTCTTGTAGATGAGCATAGCCTTTCAGCAAACAGCTTAGAAGAAGTAATACAAGGTGGTGGATACCTAGCCTTGGCTGCAGGTGATAAGATTGTAGGATTTGAAGACAGTAGTTCTGACTTTCACATTATACTGTCGGGTGCAGAGTATTACCAGCCGACATAACGGGGTTGCAATATTATCTATAGTATGTTATAACTATATGTGTAAAACTAGTCTCCAGTTGGTATTCTTAGCCAACTTGCACAAAACCAAACTGGAGATTTTTATATGTTTAAAGAATATTGTAACCGTGTACTTAAAGCTATTCAACAAGCACAACAGCGAAGAGCAGACTATCAGACCCTGATAAATCTCTCTGAGCGTGAGCTTAAGGATTTAGGTATCGGTAAATCCGAAATAAGAGAAAGAATCTATGGCGAGACAGCTAACAGATAAACAACAAAAGTTCCTAGACGTTCTTTTTGATGAAGCCAAAGGAGATCCTGTCAAAGCTAAAAAGCTTGCAGGGTACTCCGATGGTGTAGCTACAGCACAGGTTGTAGCTCCTTTAACAGATGAGATCGTAGAACTAACAAAGAAGTTTATATCCCAGTCTTCTACAAAAGCTGCTTACACAATGTATAGTGTAATGTCTGATCCAACAGACTTGGGTGTAAAAGAAAAGATGCTTGCAGCTAAAGATCTTTTAGACAGAGCAGGATTTACAAAGACAGAGAAGGTAGAAGTAAAAGCCTCAGAGCCACTGTTTATCCTACCGTCTAAGGATAGTGATGGCGAAGATTAAAACGGCTAGGGCTTCAGAAGCTACCTATCCAAACAAAGTAGATTGGCAAGTACCACTCAGGGGAGAAAAAGGTGAGTGGTATCCTATCATCAGAGTTGGAAGACATGTACCTTTCGGCTACAAACAGGATGATGAAGATCCTGACTTACTTATACCCATCCCAGAAGAATTAGAACTTTTAGAAAAAGCAAAATTATTTCTACAGGATTATAGTTTGAGAAAAGTATCCAAGTGGTTATCAGATCAATCAGGTAGATATATATCACATGTAGGGTTAGATAAACGTGTCAGGATCGAAGAGAAACGGAGGAGAGCTTCCTCGAACTACCGCAACTACGCTAGGAAGTACAAAGAAGCGCAAAGGAAAGCGGAGAAGATTGAAAAGCAAAGACTTGGTGGTAGAGCAACCAAGCGAATCTTTGGAGATGGATGGTCAGACATCCCCAGCGACACCGAAGCCTCCACAGAATGAAGTAGAAGAAGTTCCTAGAGATATTATCTTTGAGCCTAACGCTGGTCCTCAAACAACATTTCTAGCAGCTACAGAACAAGAAGTACTATACGGTGGTGCTGCAGGTGGTGGTAAAAGTTACAGTCTAGTAGCAGATCCAGTCAGATATCTGAATAACCCTAACGCTAGAATGCTTCTAGTTCGTAGGTCAACAGAAGAACTAAGAGAACTTATATCCGTAAGTAAGCAGCTTTACCCAAGAGCTATTCCCGGTATTAAGTTTATGGAACGAGACAAGACATGGGTAGCCCCTAGTGGTGCAACTCTCTGGATGTCATACCTTGACCGTGACGATGACGTTATGAGATACCAAGGTCAGGCATTTAACTGGATAGGTTTTGATGAACTCACACAGTGGCCTACAGACTACGCATGGAACTACATGAGGTCACGTCTACGTACTACAAAAGCTTCAGGGTTACCTCTCTATATGAGAGCTACAAGCAATCCGGGTGGTCCGGGCCATATGTGGGTTAAGAGATACTTTATAGATCCTAGTCAACCTAACAAAGCGTTCTGGGCTACAGATAACGAAGGTGAAGTAATCTGTTGGCCTAAAGGACACACTAGAGAGGGAGAGCCTCTTTTCAAGAGGAAGTTTATCCCTGCGACTTTGTTTGATAACCCTTACCTGTCTGACGATGGGATGTACGAGGCCAACCTACTCTCTTTGCCTGAGCACCAACGGAGACAACTGTTGGAAGGGGATTGGGATATTAACGAGGGGGCAGCCTTCCCTGAGTTCAGTAGAAAGATACATGTTGTAGAACCCTATGACATCCCAAGTAACTGGCCTAGGTTTAGAGCAGCAGACTACGGATACGGATCTTACTCTGCTGTTATATGGTTCGCTGTAGCTCCTGATGAACAGCTAATTGTTTATAGAGAACTATACGTAAGTAAAGTTTTAGCTACAGACTTAGCAGATATGATTTTAGATATTGAATCTGATGAGAAAATAAGGTATGGTGTTCTCGACAGTTCTCTCTGGCACAAGAGAGGTGATACTGGACCTTCACTTGCAGAGCAGATGATACAGAAGGGTTGTCGATTTAGACCAGCCGATAGATCAAAAGGTTCTCGTGTATCAGGTAAGAACGAGTTACATAGAAGACTACAGGTAGATGACTTTACGGAAGAACCTAGAATAGTTTTCTTTAGTAGTTGTTATAATACAATTGCTCAACTTCCTTCACTACCTCTAGATAAAAACAATCCTGAGGATGTGGACACTAAGTCTGAAGATCACATATATGATGCTATTAGGTATGGTATCATGACAAGACCAAGGAGTAACCTGTTTGATTACAACCCTGATACTCAGAGGACAGGTTTTCAAATGGCTGATTCAACGTTTGGATACTAAGGAATAACTATGGAAGAAGATGAAAACTTAGCTGAAGAAGTGTACATGGAAGATGCTGAGGTGTCTTTTATAGAAGATACAGATGAAGACTCTATGTCTGATCCTTCAGTTGGAACGATTGTAGGGTATATACAGAAACGTTTTGAAAAAGCTGAGAATGCTCGTAATTCTGAAGAACAACGCTGGATAAAAGCCTACAGAAACTACAGAGGTCTTTATGGACCAGACGTAAGTTTTACTTCATCAGAGAAGTCTAGAGTATTTGTTAAGGTTACAAAGACAAAAGTATTAGCTGCTTACGGTCAGATTGTAGAAGTGCTCTTTGGTGCTAACAAGTTTCCTATCAGTATCGATCCTACTATTTTACCTGAAGGTGTTTCAGAGGCTGTACACTTAGAGACAGAAGCTACTGCTAAGAAGATGCAGGAGCAGCAAGCACCTATGGGTGGAGCCGAGCAGATTCAGCCCGGTGAAACTCTTATTGATTTTAGAGATAGACTAGCAGGTTTAAAAGAAAAACTAGCACCTGTACAAGATGACTTAAAAGAGGGTGAAGCAGAATCACCTACACAGATTACTTTCCATCCAGCTATGGTAGCTGCCAAGAAGATGGAAAAGAAAATACATGACCAACTAGAAGAGTCCAACGCAAGAAAAGAATTACGAAACGCAGCGTTTGAGACAGCCCTGTTTGGTACAGGTATCATGAAAGGACCATTTGCGGTAGACAAAGAGTACCCTAACTGGTCAGAAGATGGTGAGTACTCACCTATAATAAAAACAATACCTAAGTGTTCCTCAGTTTCTATTTGGAACTTCTACCCTGATCCTGATGCATCTAATATGGATGACGCAGAGTATGTTGTAGAGCGTCACAAGATGTCTCGAACACAAATGAGAGCACTTAAGAATAGGCCTTTCTTCAGAAGCAATGCCATAGACACAGCTATATCTATGGGAGAGTCCTACACTAAAGAGTGGTGGGAACAAGCTATGCAAGACGATGAGCAAGAAGCTCAAAGTGAAAGGTTCTCAGTCCTAGAGTTTTGGGGCTACATGGACACAGAGATGTTGAAAGATCAGAATGTAGACATCCCAAAAGACATGAAAGATGCAGATCAGGTATCCGTAAACGCATGGATATGTAATGGTCAAGTATTACGTTTAGTACTTAATCCTTTCACTCCTTCATACATTCCGTACTATGCAGTACCTTACGAAGTAAACCCCTACTCTTTCTTTGGGGTAGGTATTGCAGAGAACATGGATGACACACAAACATTAATGAATGGTTTTATGAGAATGGCAGTAGATAACGCTGCTCTCTCAGGAAATCTAATCATCGAGGTAGACGAGACAAATCTCGTCCCAGGGCAAGACCTCTCCGTGTATCCGGGAAAAGTATTTAGGAGACAGGGAGGGGCACCTGGTCAAGCTCTTTTCGGAACTAAGTTCCCTAACGTATCTAACGAAAACATGCAACTATTTGACAAAGCAAGGGTTTTAGCTGATGAGTCAACAGGATTCCCATCATTCGCACATGGACAAACAGGTGTTCAAGGTGTTGGTAGGACTGCTTCTGGTATTAGTATGCTTATGTCTGCTGCCAACGGAAGTATCCGAAATGTTGTTAAGAACGTAGATGACTACTTATTGTCACCTCTTGGTAAAGCTTTCTTCAACTTCAACATGCAGTTTGACTTTGATGATTCTATAAAAGGTGACCTAGAAGTAAAAGCACAAGGTACTGAAAGCTTAATGGCTAACGAAGTACGTAGTCAACGCTTGATGCAGTTCCTACAGATCACACAGAATCCAACACTCGCACCATTCTCTAAGATGGATTATATCATCAGAGAGATTGCTAAGAGTATGGATCTAGATCCTGATAAACTTGTAAACTCTATGTCTGATGCAAAACTACAGGCTGAGTTACTCAAAGAGTTTAGAGCAGAGAACCCTGATGCACAACCTGCTGAAGGTGTACAGCCACCTCAAGGTCAGGGAGCACCTACAGGAGTACAAGATACTTCAGGAGCAGGTGGTGGTAATATAGGAACAGGTACTGCACCTCAGCCCGGAGAGCAAGGTTTCTCAGGTAATACAGGGCAACAAGGTGCTGCATGAGCCTGAAGTTAATCGTAAACAATAAAGACTCTTGGGATGCTATGCTTGAGGAATTAAACTCTCGCATAGCTTTCTCTCACAAACAAATGGAACAACGGACAGAACTAGAGGAGTTATACAGACTCCAAGGAGAAGTCCGTGCTTTACGCTCACTCACTAAACTAAGAGATAAAGTAAATGCTTAGACCAGTAACAAGACCTAGAACTAAAACAGATGAGAAAACTTTACGTGGTAGACCTGTCTGGATTGATGAGACAGGTTATGTTACAGGTGAGAAAGGCACTAGATACTCTGAAGTAACTACAACGATACCTTGGGGAACCGAGTGGATTACAGCCCCTAGTATTGACGAGGATGGATCTAAACTATCTGATGAAGAAGTTGCTAAAAAACTAAAAGACAATGAAGGTAGAGACTTTATCACAGGAGAAAAGCTACCGACATTTGAAACTGAAGAAGATGCTTCTGGATACGCTGAATGGAGATCAGACACAATGTTTGATCAAGAGCAGATAGAAAAAGGTTATAAGCCTGTACTAGAGCAGCAGCAGTATGAAGAAGACATAGAAGAAACTCTATCAGATAAAGTAATGAGAAAAGCCAAACCATTTACTGAAGAGGTAAAAGGATTTG